AAAGTGCTCCGTACATGTCTATAATAGAACGTCTATTTTCAGCATCAACACCCCATCCACGAAGTTCAGCTCCAAATTTTGATACTGTGTCTGTTGACCAACCAGACCATGATATGGGAACAATATTAGCTGGATCTTCTAAATCTCCATCTGGGTCATAATACTCAACAAAATCCCGATAATCATAACCACTATCTGTTTCTCTCCATACCAAACCCTGAGCAGCGCATTGTGCTTCATTGCAATTCATACACCCAACACAATATGAACGTCCTGATGTACTTTCAGCATTTGCTGCATTAAAGTAATCAATCTGTCCCTGACCACTCAATAGAACTGTGTCAGAATCACCCCAATCATCACTAATAATTGATGGGTCTGGAAGCCATTGATCAGAATTATTAGCAACATCTGGATTTAAACCAAAGACACCACCGAGTGGTGGATTATTCCTAGAACCGGGAACACCACTTGTATCATGAACATTCCATGTGCCGGGATTATATGCACCAATAGGATCATCCTCAGTGGCAAGTTCACCCGGAGCAAGAGCTAACCACCACACATCACCACATGCAGCATTACATCTCTGATCACCTTCTAGACATGCAACACTATCAGTGCTGTTTGGTCCACAATATTCTGGTCTCTTCAAGAAATTGCTGATGTACAATCTTCGCATTTCTTCTCGTGCATACAACACATTTGCTTCGTCATAGTGCCCGATAGAAGATGATACAAAGTCATGATCTTGCAATTGCAGTGATTCGCGATCCCACACACCAGAGTAACGTACAGTCCCAGCACGATCCTTAAATAATCCAGATCGATCCTTAGCTTTATAATAGCTATGATTAGGTGAACCCTGAACACCAGTGAATGGAGAAGTGGATCCCCAATACCGAATCCCATTTGGAGTAACCATCTTGTTGTTGCCGGGATTTTCTAAGTCCGGTACGTATTCTACCAATCCGGGGATTGGTTTTTCTGGATCAACATCACCACCCGGTTCACCGGGGGGTATAATCTGATTACCGTTTTCCCACCATTCATAACATGACCCACTTTTTCGATCTCTAAAAGAATTGTTCCAACGAGGAATTCTGGTTGCGCGATTCCACCCATAACCACCATGCCAGTTGTAAAGCCAATTTTTATCTTTCTCTCCATCAAAGCTATTCAGTGCCTGTAAAGCAAGAGAACTTAGCTGTTCGTTTGCTTCTTCATCACTAGATGGTGGTCTCTTTGCAGGAGTTCTGTGTGGACCAACTGTCAGCGAACCCCGTTCGTCCCACCCAAGATAATAGCCATTATTTGCTCTACCAGTACCATCACTACTTACCTGCCATGCAGTTATCCATTCACTCTCGTTCATTATTCTATCAAATTCTGGACCATCAGTAGGAGATACATTATAGTCACTAGTGGTTAAATATTCATAACCCATACCGTGGTCGGTTGGTTGACCATCAATTATCCATGCCTTGTATGGAATACAGGTTTTATGGTACTTGGTAGAATTGTGCCAGTGAACAGTATCTACTCCCAAATCAAAGTTTCGTAGATCACCGGGAACAATTGATGTCTGTCCCACCTGACAACCCAACACTTTACCAGTGTCTGGATTTATGACTGTTTCATTTATAATAAAGGAATCGTAATATGCGTTTAACTTTTCTTCTGGTTCTGGATCTACCTTTATCAAAAACACACCAGCATCATTATTTCGTACCCAAGGACTACCATCCAAGAAATATCCAGATTCAATGGGATCGTCACTACCAACAGTGAATGTTATTGTTTTCATTTCAATAACTTCGTCTCTACCACCACCCGTAATCGGATCTTTATCATACCCAGGCACACCAAGCAATCTTGAACCATTACCCTTATATGATGCATGATTAATATCAAGCCTTTCGAGATCTGGATCTACAGTCCATGTACCACTATTTGCCTCACAGTCTGCTTGGGTAGTATACTGCGGACAGGGGTTGGATGGAGCACCACAATAGCACGCTGGCTCCTCATTCCAATCCTGAAAATCAACATACCGCTCATATTCCTGAGTTGTTCCGTATAGGAAATTAGTTTTTACTGAAAATTTGAGATCTACTGTGAATGTAAAATCAACCTGATCCGTACCCATAATGCATCCTTATTTAGTACAAGAGACACATTATTTATAATATTTTCTGGACCAGTATGTGAGATTATCTCGTGACTTCGCTTATAACCTCGAAGGTTCCGGTCATCAATTTATCTACAAAATTGGTGTCTTTATTTTTAACATCAATGTCATAAAAGTGCCTACCGGGAGGAATATAGCTAGTAGTTATGTAATCAATTTCTACTCGCATGGCACCTGTTTCGCCAGCATAATTTAGAGTTATACCACCAGTTCCAGTGCGACCGGGATCATCCTTATCTGTCCCAGCAAAAAATCCCTTTTCGCCACCACCAGTCAATCCATTTGGATAATTCTCACTACTGAGTGCCAACAATTTATCACTCACGAGGGGAGATCTTCTTACCTGCATCCTAGCTTCATATGTTGCTCCATTCAGATCAACAAAATCACCATCATCATTACTATAATTGAGATCAAGAAAAAACGATTGTCCCTGATAAAGATGGATGTCATATGTATTGCAGTAGATTGGCATAAAAAGAGTTCCTTCCCTTCTATTTATAGTTTGTCAGAACGCTCCAACAATCAGGGAATAAGGGATCAATGATTTCACCAATAGCTTCTGCATACTTTTGAATCTCCCACTGTGCATGTGAATCTGATCTCTGACTATAAAATCTTGCATATGCAGCGAGCGATCCTGTCCAATACCACTCGGTATACATCGATTGTGGTAAGACAAATCGTGCTTGTTCGGGAGCAACACCTTCGTCTAACAATTTATTGTAAGTATCCAAACAAGACTGAACCGAATCTCGATATGACCATATTGCATCACTACTTAACGTAATAAAGTCTTCACTACCTTGCTTCGCACTACCATCTGGTTTACCTCTCCAGTTAGGAATATAAAATTCAGGTTCAAAGGAAACATATCTGCGACTAATTTCATTCTCAACAAATCCCTGCTTATGTTTAAAGAACTGTGTTCGAATTGAAATTGGAGCTTTGATTCTTAACGTAATCTGAGGGTGTGCAAACGGAGTCCAATGCTTGTGCTTCGCAAGATATTGGACAAGTTTTTTATCTTTATTTGATAACTTTTTAAATTCGTGTCGGAGTCTATCTGCTTGCCAGTTTGTTCCGCTCACTCGCTTCATAGCCTCTTCATCATATTCCCAATCACTTTCTTTGTCAAAGGAAACTCGGGCTGCATTAACAACAGTAAGATCTGTGCCCATGTGGTCAACCAGAGAAACCGATCCATTATTCAGTACATCAATCTTCATCTTCTTGGTCCACATCTATAAATGAAATATCATAACCTTCCAATTCCGTGAACGATCTAGCATAATCTTTGGCTCGTTGAAATAAATCAGCATCAACTTCACGAACATACCCAGCAAAATGTCTATTGAATTCGAGAACAATTTCAAGGAGAACCTCTTCCGGAATGTCATCGTCATATTCAAATTCAGTCATACTTTTCTCCAATTTCTAAAATGCAAACGTGCTTCTAGTCCAGCATATGTATTATCGTCTATTATCTTCTTTATTTCCTTGGATGTTCTCGTATATATCATGTCATTTATATCTTTCTCGGTAACATTTTGCGGCCAGATGCAAACATTACATCCCTTGCTTATCAACCGATCAATGTAATTTACAATCTGTTTATTTCTGGGTTCATTATCAAGAGCATATACAACTTCACTCTCCATCAATCGTGGATGGACCTGTTCAATCGCACCAGCACCAACCATTGCAATCGTATTGGGTATAAACAAACTATCCAATGGACCTTCTACAACATAGACTTTCTTTTTAGGATCAGTTCTCCATAACCCATACCACAACCGATCAATACTCTTATCTGCCTTCACTGTAATATACCGAGCAGATGTTCTTGCAGTTGCTTCTCCCTTAAGTGTAAGGTGACGACCCTGAGCACCAACGACATCTCCATGCTTATTAAAGAATGGAATGATAAGACGTTCTTCTTTTCCTACAGCTAGGCAGTCTGGATCCAACTTCTCCATAAAGGAACCAAAGTCATCACTGTAATATAAAATACCATAGTGTTTCTCTGGAATCTGTCTAAGTTTACAAAACCTGTATGCAACATGATCTTTCGGTAACTTAGAAATAGGAGTCAACTCCTCAAGATATTTTCCTTTTGGTTTAAACTTAGGAGTAAATGAAACACCAAACATCTTGTTCTCATCAGGCTTCACATAATTTGAATTACCATTCTCCCCCGCCTTCCATCTCTCAAGAGAATACTCTTTAACAAGAGATGGGGAAACTTCTTCCAAAAAGCGATATAAGGATAATCCAGCACCACAGTTATGACACTTGTAGAAAAAGTCATTATTCTTTTTAAAGAAATACCCACGAGCCTTCGTCTTATTCTTCTGTGAATCACCACAGATAGGACATCGACAATTAGCAAGATCTTCCTTTTTCCACTTAAATAACGAAAGACTAGCTGACGCGAGGTTTATGAATTTTTTGTCTATGTAATAAGACATTATATTTCCCAGTTTTCAAAGGTCCGTTTAGAAAACTTCTCATCGAAGTTTCGTCCATCAAGCCCAGATCCAGCCTTAGTGTCTTGTGTTTGGTTGGCTTGTATAATCCCAACCTGTGCATTTTTCTCAACATCGTACAACTTCATCTTTCCGCGATTAATACCCAAAATAAACTTCTTATTAGATGCAACATCATTGTATCGATTCTTCAGTTGCTTGACCATAATCTGATTGAGTGCTTCCAGTTCCTCAGTAGAAATCAAAGCAACCAGAAAATCCGCAGTTGCCGGGAGACCAAAAGATTCGGAAGTATCCTCTAGACCAACATCACTATTATTAAAACCATTACGATTCACCTGTGTTGCTGAAAACACAGGAACACATCTCTCAACTGCCATCCCGCGCAACTCCTCTGCAATAGCTTTAATATAGGTATATGAGTTTACATTACTTCCGTTTTTAAGTCGAGCAGAGGCACAAATGTTTAGATAGTCAATAAATATGATATCAGGCTTAAACTTCTTCTTCATCCAAAGCTCATCCAACAAAGCCTTAAAGTGATTCACATTCGCAGTCGCAGTTGGATATTCCTTAACAATCAACTTACCCTTGATCTTTTTCTTGAGAGTCTCAACTTTCTTTTCATACATCGCACGAGACAGATCTTGAACATCATCAATGGTCATGTCAAAAAGGTTTGCATCAATTCTTTCTGCAATTCGTTCTTCCGCCATTTCACATGTAATGTAAAGAACATTTTGATTCTGTGTGAGACAGTTTGCAGCATGGTGACAGAGGAAAAGAGACTTACCAACACCAGTACCAGCCATTATAATGTTCAGAGTTTTCTGTGGTGTACCACCAGCAGTGATTGTGTTGAAGTGCTCAAGATCAAACGGAACTTTCTTTTCTACTCTATGATAGAAATCATATCGCTCATCAGCGTCTTCGATATAATCATGTCCAATATGTGTATCGAATGAAACAGCAAGAGCATCAGAAAGAACTTCGGGAATTGCATTTGCAGTCTTTGTATCAGACTTACCATCAATAATATGAATAGATTCCATGATTGCATTGTAAACAGCCTTGTCCTTACAGAACTCCTCTGTCTCATTTACCAACCATGACAACTCAGGGATATCTTCCGAAGTAAGATCATCCATGAGGTCACCAAGTTCCCGAAACTGAACTTCATTGATCTTTGCATTCTTGTTTAGATCAATAAGGACGGCTTCCTTAGTAGGAAGCGCAGTATATTCCATGATGAAATTTTGTGTAGAAGAAAACACCATCCGCTCTACCGGATCATGAAAATATTCAGATTTTAGGAAGGGAGTAACTCGTCGAGAAAACTCCTCATTGTATAGGAGGTTTTGAAGTATTACTCTCTCTATGTTCTTCACTGTCGCCTTCTTTCAAAAGATCAAAATCATCGGGCATGTTTGTAATTTGTTCGTCCATAACAGAAACTAAAATTGAAGTGAATATGTCACGAAGTTCGTCAGTAATTTCAATGTCATCTGGATTTTTCAATACATCATAATCATAATCGAAGTAGAGATTTTCGTCCCTTTCTTCCAAAACAACTTTATCATATCTTACCATAATTCCTTCATATTTACCATCAATAATTTGAATTGGTACATGTCCGCCAGGAATTTCATCTGCGTACCTATACTTAGGTGGCTGGCTGTTCTGGTTCATCTTCTATCTCCAAAGTTCCATACTTAAATTCTTTTGCAACGGCTTCTTCCAATTGTTCCATGACCGCTTCAGTGAAATACTTTTCTGGTTGTTTGTAGAGTTGCTTCTCGTAGACCTTTGTACCATCAGAAACTTCAATTCGAGTTGATACCTTATTGAAGATTTCGTACTTGAGTGCAATATCAACCAGACCATAATAAGGATTAAGTCCCTCATCATAGTTGAGCATCACATCCACCATAGAATTCTCTTTCGTGAACCGACTCTTATATAGCTTACAGTGAATGATATTTCCAATAACATCGGTCCCTTCCTTCACCTTCTTCTTTGACAAATACACAATAGTCGATGCAGCATACTTGAGCCCCGAACCACCACCCATCTCCTTCTGCGGGAACATAGAACCAATCACATCGTATGTGTGGTTAGTCAGGACAAGGGGAATCCCCGCCTTACCGAGCTTGATGGTAAGTACACGAAAGGTAGACTTGATCATCTGTGCGCGAGTCATGTCACGAGTTCCCTTACCATCTGCGGTATCAACAATCTCCTTGTCAGTGCTCAACATACCAAGTGAGTCAAGACAGATGAGCATAGGCTTACGTTCAGACTTTGGAAGTTCAAGGTACTTGTCAACTATCTTAATCGCTTGATGCCGGAAGTCTTCGATAGTTGCAACGGGGAAAACAGCAACACGATTTGCATCAACCCCCCGCTCAGTAAACATGTCTGAAGTTACAGCCTGCTCAGTATCAAAATACAGTACCACGCCGTCACTGTTGTCAGCAAGAAACTTATGGACGATCCCAAGAGTAAAATAAGTTTTTCCTGTTGCAGACTCCCCTGCAAGCGCAATAATCTTGTTATTTGGAATTCCACCTGAAAGAGAACCAGAAAGCAAAGCGTTAAACGCATAAGACCCTGTGTCGAGGAAGCCACTAACATCTGCCCCATCCAATCCATCACAGACGATATTTGCATATTGGTTTCCTGATTCCTTCACAAAGTCAGTTAAAAAATCGTTCATAATTCTCCTAGTATTGATTTAGCTTTTCGTAAATTTTAGTGATTCTTTTTTGTTTTGATTCCATTGTACTTATGGTATCTATTGGGGTCGAGGTATCTGTATACCCATCAACTATTTGTTTTCTATAAAGATCTTCTTTCTCTCTAAGAATTTCCCGTATAAAAACAATATCCTTATATTCAATATCAATTTTCATGCGAACAGTCCTTCCAATGTAGCTATCTCTTTAGATCTCCACCCAATTACACCAAGAATGGTTTCAAGTGGATCAAGAAAGCTCTTCACAAACTGCTTATCATAATCAACAAACCGATGCAAGTCAAGTTCCTTTGGTATCTTTGTTGGGAAAGATATAACCTTATCTCCCCTTGGCCCACCAATAGGATTTGGTTCCTTAAGGTAAATGAACTTGATCTTATCACCTTGCTGAATTTTTTCATATTTACTCTCAAGTTTTGCTTGCTGAATAAAATGATTATAAATCAATGATCCTTTCACTGCAATTGGCGTTGCCTTCTTGTAGATGTCAGACGAAGAAGCATAATCCTCTAGATTAGAAACACTACGAGGAAAAGCAATATCTTCTGGTTCACAAGCAAAGAACTCTTCCTTGAAGTCCGACACATACTCCTGAATAGTCTTCTCATCTGTTGTCAGAACAAGACGAATAACTTCCTTGAGTTTCTCGCGAACAATACCGGGAGTAGAACTTCGCGTAGTTTCAATACCCATGATTTTGAGCTTTGGGCTATCGTACCGAACACCCTCAGAATCCCAAACATTAAGTGCATACCGTTTCTTGGCAGTCCACACACCACGTTCTGCAATAACTTCTCGACCCATCTGCATCTTATTCTCATATGCATTCATAAGTTCTGCAAGCTCTGCATACTTCTTATCAATAAATGGCTGAATGATTTCTTCAGAACTCTTATCAAGAAAGTTTATAATACGCTCTTTGTCTTCACAGTCCGGTAAGAATTTATCAACAAGATTATTCAATCGAATATAAACAGAGTCTGTGTCTGAAGCAACAACATAATCATAAGCATCAGTGTTTAACGTAGTATTCAGAAACTCATTGAGTTTGTCAGCGATCCAACGAATACTAAGTTGTCCAGATGCAGTGATTGCTTCTGCCATCTCAGTTGCATAGTACCTAAAGTACTGATTACCAATAGCACCATAAGCAGAGTTCAATTGAATTTTACGAACCAACTGAAAGTTATTATACTTTGCAATCTCATACTCTAGGGCTTTTCTCTGGGAGACATCCCCCTTCGAAATCTTTTCTTTCTCCTTCTGCAAACTAAGCATTTTGTTCTTGAACTCTTTCCGCTCATCATACATCTTCTGCATGAGTTCGGGTAGAAAACCAAGAGTGTGCTTATGATAACAAGTTCCGTTTGCAGCTACCGCATAACCATTTGAAGCATTCCTTTTAATACCTTGTATGGTACTAGAATTATTATCCAAAATAGCATCTGAATTAATATCAATGTCTTGTCCTCGTCTAACCAGTGTCTCTGGACTAATGTTATACTGCATGATCAAGTGGGGGTACAAACTGTTCAGGTCGAAAGAAACAACCCAGTCATGCATACCTGTAATTGGATCCTTAACATATGCCCCTGCATACTTCTCATCTTTCTTCCCGCCCTTCTTCGGAGGAATTACAATATTCTGCTTCCGAAGATGGTGGTAAATAATTTGATCCCAAGTTCGCACTTGTGAGAAAACATCCTCATAATTAACCTTAGCAGAATAAGCGAGTGCAAGTGCGAGTTCTAGGAGTTTCATCTTATCTTCGAGCATCTCAATCAATTCAACATCACGAACATTATATTCCATGAAACGCTGGAAGTCGCCACGATAGAAATCACGAATGGTTTCATACTTACCATAACCAAGTTTGCGTTCACCCAATTCAACAAACGCAATGTGATCGAGGCGATATGATTCCTGATTTGTGTACGTAAAAGTTCGATACAGATCCAAGTAATCAAGAATAGAAACACCAAGGATCTGAAACGTCCTATGCTTCTTGCTGGAACGTTCAATGAACTTCTCCCGAATCTTCTGCCATGGAGAAAGGTGTGATGTCTCAATTGGAGTAAGAACCTTGTTCATTCTCTGGACGAGATATGGAATATCAAAGAACTTGATGTTCCAACCAGTCACAATGTCTGGGTGTTCACTCTTCCAGATTTCCAAGAAGTCTGCAAGAAGATCCTCCTCTGACCAGTACTTTCTACAATCAACACCATCAATATGAAATTCTCCAAGACCGAGAACATACTTCTTACCATTTACAGACAGGGTGATGCCAATAACTTCTTCTTGTGGATCATCAACTTGAGGAAATCCATGCTCACACTGAGTCTCAATATCAAGATGAGCAACAACAATCTTACTCATATCATAATCTACTTCATCTGGATATTCATCACCAATGTACTGATACACATAGTCAGTATTTCCATAAATCTTGAAGTTTGGAATACCTTGGTACTGCTTAACAAAATCACGACAGTCAGATATGGTTCCCGGTTGCACCGATTCCACATACTGATCATCAAGAGTTCTGTATTCCGATTCTGTATTAGAAGGAAAGAAGAGAGTCGGTTGATACCGCACGACCCTCTTCACGGAAACTCCGTTTTCAATTGCTCTGTAGAGAATACCATCCCCAACGAGCGAAACATTAGTATAAAAATTCATATCAAACTTCTTCGGTGGTAGCAATTAATACGTATGGACCTCTATCGTGCATATCATCGAATATAAGGTTATATTCTGGATTTATAGAATGAAGCATCTCTACCAGTGGTTCCAACTTATCACGATAGAACAGAGCAACATCATCAATCATGATTATATCATTCTTCCTACCAAGTTCACGAATTATTTCCAACTCTTTAAATATTGGAACTTCATTTTCTGTGCTTACTGTATGAGCACCGTCCATCGTATGTGCATCCAACCAGAAAAAACACCTATCAGATTCCTCTATATTCCCACACATCTCCGACAATCGTTCACCAGAAAATCCTTCGTACAAAAATACCTGTCCAGCATTAACCTCATCGGTATATTCTTGCATTGCAGAATCTACGAATTTCTTTTCACAATCAATACTCAAAATTTTATCAAACCCAA